CAGGAATGGACTATCGGGTCTTTGAAATCGAAACTAGAACAAGCGACCCGAGAACGCGACGACGCTAGGGCCGTTGCTGACGGACTTCGGGCAGACATAGCCGCCAAGCGCTGCCCTGACGCAGGGGGACGCCAAGATGGCTGACTGTACGCACATGAACTTCGCTGCCAATGTCGCCGTTGCTCGACTTGAGGACTCTGGCCGGTTCAACGCCGAGATTCAGGTGCGGTGCAAAGACTGCAACACACCGTTCCGTTTCCTCGGCCTCAAGGTCGGACTCGACACGACGGGCGCGATGATGAGTCCGGACGGAACAGAGGCAAGGATTGCTATCGTCCCGGTCGGAGAGGAACAGAAGCCTTGGGATGGGCCGACCGGGTTCTCGATCAAAATGACCGGGACGCACTGATGCGCCTCCCACCACACGGGAACGATCAAAGGAGGAATGATGGAACACGATCAAAGGTTGGTAACGATTCGCGCAATGCAGGCTTTCGGAGGCTCGTTCGTCAAGTCGCTTGCAGCCACTTGGCTGCTGGCCGACAAATCGAACTCCGACAAGATCGAGGCCGCTTTCTCGGAGTACATCGAAAAGTACGGCCCTGGCAGTCCGCAGTACCAGCGCATGTCAGAGGTGGAGGCATGACCGCACCGCAGCAGGCCCCGATTCTGGACGGGAGCGCCAAGGAAATCCCCGAGGAAAGGCTGCGGCTTAAAGACGCGCCAGTTTGCCCTCATTGCGGGCATGTTGAAAAAGACGCATGGGAGATTGACTTTGGCGGGGTAGAGGGAAGCACTCAACATTCTTGCGGAGAGTGCGGCATGGAGTACGACGTTTTCCGCGAGGCGACTTTCTACTACACCACCAGCAAGGTGTCGAAATGACTGGATCACCCACCCTGAACGAGAGCAATGCCCCTATGGACGACCTGACCGCTACCCGGCTGTGCGCGGAGGCGATGGGGTACACGATCTGGTCTTTCCGCGAGTCCAGCCCTGACCGATCCGCCATGCTTATCGTCAACGAACTGCGCGCCGCCTACGACCCCCTGAACGACGATGCGCAGGCTATGGCGCTGGTCAAGCGGTTTAACCCAGAGATTTCACGAAGCAAAGGCGGTAGCTGGTTGGTTCGTGACTACCGCAGCGGGACATTCTTGGAGGATGCCGACCTTAACAGGGCAATCGTGATGTGGATTGCTGTTATACGCGAGGGGAGCGATTGAATGAGCTGGCACTTTTCGCGGGCGCTGGAGGAGGCTTACTTGCAAGCCGCATCATCGGCTGGCGAACTGTCTGCGCCGTTGAGGTCAACCGGAACAGACGGGCCATGCTCTGCGCCCGTCAGGACGATGGATGCCTTGAGCCGTTCCCAATATGGGACGACATCCGCACCTTCAGCGGAATCGAATGGCGGGGTCGTGTTGATGTGGTATCTGGCGGGTTTCCATGCCAAGCCTATTCCACGGCAACTCGAGGCAAAAGCGTTGCGGATGATCTCTGGCCGGAAATGCGACGGGTCGTGGCAGATGTCGCTCCCCGGTACGTTTTTGCCGAGAACGTCGCCAGGAGAGCGATTGACGCAGCCTGCGACGACCTTGAAGCGATGGGTTACAAAACCCGCGCAATTGCCCTTTCAGCGGCGGACTTGGGTGCTGACCACATTCGGAAAAGATACTGGCTTTGTGCATACACCGACAGGGGCGGCGAACTACTCAGCACCGTCAATGCAGAAGCATCCAAATTGCAGGGAATTTGTGAAGGTCTTTGGCAGACCGACCCCAGAGATCCAAGAGCATCTAATGGATTGGCCTATCGGGTGGACAGGCTTGATGCCACTGGGAACGGACAAGTGGCAATCGTGGCTGCGGCTGCATGGAGGATTCTGATGGCTCCTATTGCAAACGAGGCCGATTAGAGTCTCCCCGCAGGCATTTCCTCCCCTAGCCTGCGGATTTGGCCCCCGTTCTAACGGACGGGGGCCGTTTTTTACTTGCGGTCGGAGATTACAACTTGCTGGCAGGCGGTCAGTTGCAGCACTACTTGGTCTGCTCTGGCGGCTTCGGAGACAAGAAACGTAGCAAGTTGGTCTGAAAGTCCGCCGTCCGAGGCACCATCACTTCGGCTGGGGGCGGCGGGAGTACCGGAGGCGGGATCACCACAGGCTTTAGCGCCTGGGTCACGGAGCCGCAAGCTGCCAGAGCGAATAGCGTTGAGAGCAATAGCAGTCTTAGCCTGGGCATCGGTCAGCTTCCCTTCGTAATCGTTGGCAATCGCCGCGACCGCTTGCGAATGGGCCTGCTCTTGGGCGCGGTACTTTTCCTGCGTGGCTTGGGCAACGGCTGCTGCTTCGTTAGCACTTTGTATGTCTCTGGCGGCGTACTCGGCGCGGACATGATCCGCCCCAAGCCGGTAGCCTTGAAATCCTGCGGCCCCGAGTGCCACCAATCCCGCAATCGCTGCCACAAGATAGATTTGAACATTTGGCACCTATGCCTCCGAGAACATTTCCGCCTCACCAGCGCGGCGCTTCACAAGTCCGGGCAATACCTGCTTTCCGGCGTGCACCCATCGTGCGAATTGTTGCTGTGCAGCACCATACTTGCCTTGGTTGAGCAGGGTCAGCAAAGTTGAAGTCCTCAGCGCATTGGCCCCTAGATTGAAGCAAAACGAGGCTAGAGCGTCGAACTGCCCTTGGGATAGGGGAACGTGTACCAGATCGTCCAGAGCCTCGTAGACGGCCTCAAGATCGTCCTGTAGCCAATTATCCGCCTCTGCCTGCGTACAGGTCATCGCGGCGTGTACGCCTTTGGTATGCCCGTAGCCAATCGTCCAGACCCCTACTGAGTCCTGGTAGGCCGAAAGCCTGCATCCCTCTGCCTGCTGGATAAAGTGCAGCCCGTCAGGCGAAACGCGGAATGGCTTGCCGGGTAGGGTATCGTCAGGATCGCTCATTGGGGTCTTTTTGGTAGGCCATCTCGCGGATTGTCTCATCCTTGTCGTGGCTGCTGCGGGTGCTGCCGATCCAGTATGCCAGAACCAGCCCAAAGGCTGTGTCCAGCGTGCCGAGTATGCGCCCAAGGATTACATCGTCCAGCGCCTTCGGATTGCCAAACCAGAGAAGCTGCGCGTACATGCCTAGAGCGGACACGATGACTACCGCCGACAGGATGGACGGCATCCACGGGCGCGGCGGAATCAGCTTTTCAAGGAAACTGCCCACCCTAGTTCCACTTTATATGCTGCGTAACCCATGCCGCCGCGCCACCGATAAACACAATCACCGCAGATCCCCACTTTATCAGCACCACGGCCCCCTTGGCCTGCTCAAAGATGTGCCGAATCTCTTGCACTTCCTGCCGATGTGCGGCCAGATCAATTTTGAGTTCTGCCATGTCTCGCAGCAAATCAGACCATTTTCGCGCTTCCAATTGGCGCAACTGTTCCGGCGTGAACTCGTCAAACCTCTGTGCAGGCTTTTGCAACATCGGACTTCCTTTCTTATTTTTTGGTTTTCTTCCAGCCTTCCCATAAATCCCGCAGATAGGTTGAGCCTAGATGGTCTTTCCCTCTGCAATGCTCGTTTTCGTGGCGCACCAGACTGGTCGTTGTAAAGTCTTGGTCGAACCACTGTTCGCATGTCATTTTGCTGAAGTCAATCACCGAGCAGGCCATTGGCGAAGCAAAAGCAGGAGTCCATCTAACGCACTGGTCGCGCATTTCCTTCGTGCTGACGTAGTGCGCAATCACCTTTAGGTCAGGCCAATCCTTGGGCGGCGCGGCATGTCCGATGGTAGTGCATCCAGAGAGCATTACTACCAGCAACGCAACGCGGCTCATTACGCGACCCTTATCGCAGAAATAGTAGAATCCTTGGAGTTCCCCGTCGCGTTAAAAATGATCTTTGAATCTGTGCGGCTTGGATCGCGGGCAGAGATACGCAGGTTCCCAACCGGCCCAGTGATGTACCCTGAAAGTGATGCACTGACGTTTGCGCTTGCATCTGGGATGTAGACGTTGGTGGACGCAATCAGCGTTGTTCCATCCCACAGCTTAAGGTATATGTTTGACGCGGCAGAGGCAAACAGCGTCACAGTTCCAGAGGCGAACCACGTTCCGCTAGTCCCGTTCGCCGCACTCGGGCCGTCGAAATAGTTGCCCGTGTTGTTGAGCGTTACATCTGCTCCAAGGCTGTTCGTAACCGGAGCCTCTGCGCTGATGAGGCTCTTGCTTGCGTCGGTCAAAATTCCACGGCTTGCGGTCAGATTTGAGGCGGTAATAACACCAGTCACGCCGAGGGTTCCGGGCAAACTCAGACCGGCAGAGGAAAGCGTTGCAGACACCGTGCTGCCGTTGACGAACTCTGTTTTGTTTGCCTTGGTCGCGTGAGTGCCGCCGTAGACTGTGATGTACGAATCCGCCGCCACGTTCTGCATCGTGACGGAGCCAGCCGTAGTCCCGCCAACAAGCGACGGGTTGGCGGCCGTCATCGTGATGTTGGAGGCAACGCCAAGAGCGCCTGTCGGACTCCACGTTCCAAGCTGAGTTCCGTTTATGTTGAACGCGATACCCCCCGACAAAGCCGCGTCAATGGAGCCGATAAACAGTATGTCAGCCGCGCTGATGCCTAACATCCGTGTGGATGTGTCAGCGAAATTTTTCCCGCGCAGATAGGTCGCGTTGTTCTGCTGGATGTCGCCAGTGGCCGCAATCGCCGCGAAGTTCGCTGTGCCAGTTAACGTCGGGCTGGCCGACATGACCACGTTGCCGGTGCCCGTGATCGCGTTCGATACAAGCCCCTTGCTGCCGTCAGAGAACACAGCCTGAGAAGCCGTCAACGAGGAAAGGATCGGCTTTTCGGTGAACGTAGCCACCCCGGTCACAGCAAGCGTGGACGAAAGCGTTGCGGCCCCGGTCACAGCAAGCGTGGACGAAAGCGTTGCGGCCCCTGTCACGGCAAGCGTCCCGCCAACCGATGCATTCCCGGTCAACGTCACCGCGCCCGTCACCGAAAGCGTCGAGGCCATCGTCACCGCAGTCGCAAACGGTATCGTCCCCGTAGTCGTAGTCTGCCCGTCCTTGCAGATCGTGTTAGACAGGCCACTTGCAATGTCAGTCTGCACCGCGTTCATCACAGTGCTGCTGATCGTTGTGCCAGTCACAAATGGTGTGCCTGGAGTGTATAAGTTGAACGTGCCGGAACCATTGAAAGCCAAAGTAGCCTCCCCTATGAACCAATATCAAAAATGCGAAGGTGCGGAAATAGCATTACGTCCATTCCCTGAATATGCGCTTCACAGCGTCAACGATCAATCTCCAGCCTGACCGCCCATCAACCGACATCGGCTCAATCAGCAACGGGATCACCGAGCAGCCGACCGCGAACAGGCTGTCGGATAGCGGTATTCCTAGCGCGTCAAAGTTCATTTCGGCTCGTCCTGCATGAGATACGTTGCACCTACGCCGCCTGCCGTACCGAGCGCGGGGCCAGCTTTGCCGCCTGTGTAGAGGGCGCGGGCAAGCAAGGATTTTGCTAGGTCGCTAGTGTTTACAATCATCCCAGCGCCAAATGCGGGGTTATGAACCATTGAAACTGCTGCTGGCAGAGATACCGGATTGTTGTTCCCGCCAACATAAGCGCGGCGCTCTGTGACGTTTAGCGCGTTCCAAATGTCTGAGGCGCGTTTATTAAGCGGGGCAACGGCTGGAGCGCCTCTCTCAATTTCCTCTTTCAGCCCCATCGCCAAAGCCTTTTTTGCAGCATCATCGCCCTGAGAAAGAGCGCCATACTTGTTCTTCAGTTCTTCGTAGAGCGTCTGCTTGTATGCCTGTGCTTTGGAAAGCGGAATGTTCTGCGGCACAAGCGGGTTAGACATAAACTCGTTGTAGACACCCTCCATTGCAGAACGGGGGCCGCTAGGCAAAGAGTTAACGTCCTCAAGCTTGTAAATACCGTCAACGATTCTGGACGGAGGCGCATTTTTGGGAATGGTTGCAGTTGAATTTGCGAGTTCAGCCGCGACACGGCTGTTTAAATTGGTTCCGATTCCACGCAACTTCTCCATCCCGCCGCGACTGACGTTGATGCCTTCTTCCAGCATCGTTTCAATAGCGCGATCACCTTTGCCCTTAATGAAGTCTTGCGTGTTAGGCTTCAGGGCTTTCTGCATCATCCACTTGCCAGTTCCTTGCGCCGCTTGTTTGGCCCCGGTTCCAACCGCGCCCCCGATCCCGCCGCCCATAAGCATCTGCGCCCCTTCCAGACCAGCATTCGTAGCAGCACCCAATCCAGCCGCAAACGGAGCCGGAAGGTACTTAGCCGCCGCATCGTTCACCGCAGCACCAGCGTTGTACGGAGCCTGCATAATCTCGGCAGCTACGTCTGTGCCGCCATCAACTGGCATGTAGGGCGCTACTTGGGAACTGAACGGGCTTACTGGCTCGTTGCGTATGCCAGATGGAGCGCCTGAAGCCTGTCCAGCAGATCCAAAGCCTTTCGGAACGCCCCCACCGTAAGGCCCTGGTTGATTTGAGCCGTCTGCTTTTACCTTTGCAAACGCCTCTGGAGTCATGCCTCCAGCCTTGGCCTCCAACTCGGCCATTCGGCGCAGCGCCATCAGTTCTTCACGGTCGCTCATTTTCTGCCGAACCTGCCACGCAGCGCGTCAAGTTCCTGCTGCTCTTGTTGCGACAGATTCCCGGCCCCATACGGAGGCTGCGAACCGGCATCTTCGGACGGGAACTTAAATCCTTTGAGCGATGAGTTCTTCTCAAAATATCCCCTAGCCGCCATCGAATCGTCAGTCGCCCTTTTAACGTCAAGTTTCAACGCATCAAGAACCTGTTTGCGGCCTTCTCGCGTCCGAGTGAGTTCAGGAAGAGGACGACCAGCCGCCAACAGGTCAAGGTTTGAAACGCCAGTACCAGAGCCGTAATCCTTACTCGCAAGGCGCTCCTTCATCAGTTCGGCAATGTGCGCGATGTATTCTTCAGAGTTGGCGGTTTTCTTGATCTGGACAGGCAACCCGAAAGCTTGGGCAACGCTGCTCAAAGTAGTTTTAAGTTCAGCCCCCGCAGCAGCATACGTCTTGTCGTCCGTGTTCAATTCCATGAGCCGATCAAGCCTGCGGTTTGTTGCGTTCAGGCTAGGGATCTTCTCCTCAAGTAGCTGCACCCTCTTTGCGTCGAGTTGTCCTTTTTCGCTCTGCGCGTCAAGAACGGGTTTTGGAAGCGTTTGGCCTGACGGAACATCAGGATTCCGCACCTCAAATGATCCTGGCCCTTGACGCAACTTTTCAAGTGCTTGCGCCTCAGTATCCACAACGCCACGGTTCGCAGGAACGGGTCCGAGCATTTTCACGGCTTCAGAGCGCGGCATCATCCGAGTGCCACCCTTTCCATCAGGCACGGAAACGAGGTCGAATTTCGCCTTAGCCGCTTCTTCGGCTTCTTTGACCCCTTGTAGCACCCCTGTAGCCCCCGGCATCGGAACAACGCCGGTAACATTGCCCCGTGCGTCTGTCGTGGGCAAAACGTTTTCGCCTAGCTTTGGTCGAGTAAAAACCGCCCCAACTCCAGGCTGATAAACAGAGCCTCCCTCTGAAACTGGAATTGGCTTGTTTTGTTGCTGAATTGCGTTAAACAGGGTTTTCCCCATGTCTCCAGCGCCGAGCAATTCAATCGGCGGCAATCCGCTTCCAAGCGGTGCTGCGCCTTCTGCTGGAGATCCAGTACCTTGTGCGGAACCTTGCGGCTGTCCCCCGCGCAACGCTTGCGTCAGCATCTGCATATCTGCCTGTTTAGCGACCTGCGCCATCCCCATTGCCTGCGTTGCTGGGTGCCTCATGTAAATACCCGGAATCGCCGCAGTATTCGGAGCGCGGGCTTCTTGAGGATCGAACGAATCCAGCCCTTGGTTGCTTTTCAGGATGTCTGAGTTTGCTGGCGTTCCGGTACGGGCATCCTCTGCCTGCCTCAAAACGTTCGCCAGATCCATCTGATACTTGCTTCCCAACGCCTTAGACCGCTCATCAGCCTCGCGTATCCCCTTCGCGCCCATGTAGCCCTGAACGGCCTTTGCCAGCCCCTCAACAGGCGACCGATAAATAGCCATGCCGCCGACAGTTTCAGTCGGGCCGAGTGGTGCCATTCCCTGCTGTTGCAACGCCTCTGCGTACCTGCGGCGGCGCTCAATGTCCGCCTGCTCAACCGCGTATTCGTTCGGGGCTTGATACATGTTTGCCATCAGAGCCTCCTTTTATTAGAAAAACCCGCCCAACGCGGAGCCTGCAATACTCATCAGCCCGTTATTGAAGGAGTTAGCCTGACCGACCCCGGAGTTGTATAGCCCCATGTCGTATTGTCCCTGTGACTGCGTAGCCCCGGAGTAATTCGGGCCGGTAGTAGTCTGCTGCTGCGGCACGTTGGCAAACTGCGGATTCGTCACCTGCGACGAACTACGCAAAGCGTTCAGCGTGTTCAACGGCTGGTTATACAGAGCCATCTGCTGCGCCAAAGCGTTCTGCGCCGCTTGGTTATTGAAGTTCCCAGAGGCCAAGCCCTGATTGAACTGCTGCCCAGCCGCCTGATTCCCAAACGTCCCCTGCGCCTGCGCTTGGTTGAATCCGGTCTGGTTCGCTTGCAGCCCCATGCCAAACTGCGCCTGCTGGTTTGCCAAGCCCTGATTCACCGCATTCGCCTGCGCCTGCGTGTAGGCATCGTTGCGACCGTAATTGAAGTCGCGCATGGCATTGGTGTACGCCTCGCTACCCGGAGCCAGCCCCTGGTTACGCAACTGCGTTTCCTGCATCTGCGTGCGCTGGTTCCACTGCGGGTCAAGGCGGGACGTAGCCGCTTGGTAGGCTTTGTCCTCCGCGTTTTGTCTAGCAGCAGCATCAGCGGCGGGGATCGCCGCAACGCCGCTGGTATCGAAACTGGTGTTTATGTTTGGCTGGTTGACGCTCCCCTGCACCTGTGGCCCGGTGTAGTTGAACGGCTGGCCCATCTTGTCAGCCACATTGCTAGTCGCGCCCTGCTGCAACGCCCCAACGCCAAGCTGCGATTGATTCAGGTTGTCGAGAAGCTGCTGCCCAGTGGGGGACAGGCTGATATTCTGCGACCACGCGGAATTAGGGTCGTTCGGATCGGCCTGCGAATAGACCGATGAGCCGTAGGGCGAATACTGGTTGACGCGGTTGGCTTTGGTAGCCTGCTGCGCGGCGGCTAGGTTTCCAGCAGCAGTGGCTTGAGCAGCACCCGTATAGTCAGGGGCCGCAGGGGCAGCCGGAGCGTCCTTCCACAACACACGGCTAGAGCCGTTGGGCGGGGTGAACCAGATCGGGTCATGCAGCGCGTTTTTCATGCTCGAACCTCATTCCGAATGATCCGATAATATTGGCTTGAACCTATCGAAAATGATTTTTGCGTTTCTTTTGGATGAATCCCGTAGGAGTGGATTCTGCGTATCTGTGCAACATCCAAGTCGCTGAGTTTGCAAGACGGGCTTTGTTCTCCAGGCATAGAACCACCGGATTGCCTATTTTTTGAAATCTTGTCCCGTATATTGTCTTGTGTAGTGCCAGCAAACAGATGCTCAGGATTCACGCATTTTGGATTGTCGCAACGGTGGCATACGCACAACTCAGCCGAAATTCTGCCGTGGACAAGCTGATAAACTGCGCGGTGCGCTCGCCTTGTTCCGAATGCACTTTTAGGCAAAACTCCATATCCGCCGCGTGCGAGATATAAAGGGCCTGTCCATTCGATGCACCCGTTTTCTGCGGGAACAGTTTTCTCCTTTATAAGTTCAAGGAGATTAAGCGGCGATCTTTTTCTCATGCGTCACCTGTATGAATCTGCATTGATGCCGAAACATTCGGTACACCAAAAGATCACCTGTAGGGTGAGCACTTTCTAATCTGCATTCTAATTCAAAACCTAGATGCTTGACAAACCTATTGGAATCTGTATTTTTCTGACCAACACAAACGGTGATGCGGTCGCATTTCAACTGGTTAAATGGGTAGTCGAAGATCGTCCACAGGTACTCCCGAGTCAGCCATTTACGGCTTCCGTCCGAGGCAATGTGGCATTCCACGTTTGGCCCGTTCCAGTTCGCATAGGCTACTCCGGCCACTATTTCCCCGTTTTTCTGCCATCCGATCCCGATTTCCGTCCCAAAACACCCGAATTCTGACGTTTTCCGTGCCACCCACTCGACAACGCCTTTGCCGAGAACGAGCATCAGAGTATGCCTCCGCCCTCATAGACGACTGTTGTGTTGACCCAGGCGGTCTGAATATCCTTGCTGGCCGTCTTGAGATGCGGCGCTGCCCAGTACCCAATCCCGGTGCAGCCCTGCCAGTTCTTCAGCACCGAAGTCCCGCCGCCCCAGATCCCGGCATCCCACAGCGCCGTATCCCAGACCCCGTAGGTCATGCCGACGAACGTAAGCGTAGCAATCGGGTCGGTCAGGTCAAAGTCGATGTTCATGTTGGCATTGACCGAGGGCGACCCGTCAGACTGCAAGATAGGCCGCATCATCGTAAACCGCTTCTGTACTTTGTCGTTGCCGAAGTCGTTGAAAGCTTGCAGCCCGTTCGTAGTGATGTTGGTATTGTTGTCGGCGTACCCAGACCACGCCTTCGCAACGTAGGTCGAGCCGCCAAAGAAAATGTCATCCCCGCACAGTTCCCAGCATGACGCTTCCCACCCGGTGAAGTTGCACCATGCCCAATCGCCGTTGCCACGCTTGATCGTGGACATGACGTACTGCTGCTGTCCCTGCCCCTCCTGAATAGGCACGTTCAGGATGAGCATGTTTTCACGCGGGAACGGGACTAGCTGCCAGCCGTAGTTGTCTTGGTATGAACTGATTGCCTGCGAAATTGCGTACTGGATTTTATTGGACAGCGCGGCCTTCGGATTGACCCTAGATGACTGCAAAGCCGCAGCCATCGAAATCACCCCGTCCTGCGTAATAAGCAGCAGATCGCCAGCGAACTTGATTGCGCACCTACGTCCAATCGGAGAGCCAATCCAGAAGTTGCCGATCAGCGACCACGTTGTTGAAGATGCCGGGTCTGTGCCGCGATACACAAGCACTTCGCCCTCAGAAGTAATGAACACGGTCATATCGTCCATGCCATAGCCAGCATCCATCGTCCACGTTGCCATCGCCATCAAATACCCGCCGCGATAGCAGAACGATGAAATGTCAAACGCAGTCGCAGCGCCACCAATCGCGCCCGTGGGCAGATACCAAGCCTTCAGCGTGTTGCTTTGAACGAACCAGACACGGTTATGCGACAGCGTGATCCCGATGCATGTCTGCGTATTTACCCCGGTCACATCGTAGGGCGCACCATCGCCGTCCTTGTGCCACGCAGAGCCGTCATAGACTTGCATCTTGTCCGCGCCGTTCACAGCCTGGAGATAGCTGCCGCCCGCAGTTGTATTGTTGACGTACTGCCATCGAGCGTTCGTCAGAGCCGTAACATCAGCAGCGCCGACCGCCCCACTCGCCGTCACGTTGTATATCTGCGTCCCCGCTGCGGCAAACTTCTTCTGCGTTGCGCCACCAGAATACTGGAAAATCGTTTCAACAGTTCCGGTAATGCCCGTAGCCCACTTTATGTATCCGCTCCTGACTGCAACCGAGGTAGGCGACGGGAACAGGTTTTCCAGATACACCGCATCCTGCGGGTTCATGTTTGCCAAAGCATCCCGAGCGTTCCAGCCCAACGTAGGCGCTGCAACAGTCATCGCCGTGCTTTGGGCGCGCATTGGCGGTCGTGGGCGGCGGGCAATCATTTACGATCCGTACCCGCTGTCCGGGAGGTTGGCTGAAGTAATCAAAATCCCGCTCACGTTCGGCATGAAACTAAGCGTCTGCGATCCTTGGTCGTTGCCAAACGCAATCGAAAGCTGCTTCTCGTAGTCGGCGCGGAATACATCGCCAAAGCCTTTCACTTGAAAATACTTGTGCTTCAGACCCTCAACCATGAGACGGTCAGGGAAAACGCAGGTATCAGTGTCCAGCACTAAAGAAGTCTGCGCCGTACCCCCAGCCGATTCTGCCCAGCCGTTGGAGATGTACTCAAATCCAATTGTTTCGGCAGACGCGACGAACGGCCAAATCTGGAAGAAGTCTCCGAAGATGCGATACCGGATGCGCGGCCCGGTCGAGATGTACCCTGAAATCAGCCATTCCCACTGCTGGGCGGTCTCCGGCCCAAGCATCTCCCAGTGCTTCGTCTTGTCCCAGTGCGTGCGGTCGATCTGCCGGTCGTAGTCGGACGGCATCGCATACTTGACCTTCGTGAACGTGTACGTTCCAGAAGTGGTCGAAGTCGCAGGCTGGGAAAGCGTTGCAGTCGTGCCATCGACAATCGCGCTGATGTAGCACGCTTGGTTTATGCCAGGGCCGGATACGCCATAGGTATTATCAATTGTCGCAGTAGAACTGAGCGTCAGCGCGGTTGAATTGATAACCGTGCTGCCCGTCAGCGTAGTCGTGGAAACCGTGACGATATATTGCTTATTCAGCGCCTGCCAAATGAACTCGCGTTGCAGCGCCTGCCCAAGACCGTTCAGCAGGTAGAACTGCTGGATCGTGTCTTGGTTGCTGCTACTGGCTACGGCTTGAGGAATGGCACCGCTGCCCATTTCCCCTACTGCCGCCTGAATAATCTGCAACATCGTCATCGACATGGCTATTCCTTGACAATCGCCCGCATGGTTACAGACTGCCCTTTCGGGTCAGGCTCAAGTTCTTCAAGCACTTCGCAGATTGTCAGCGCACCAACCCTCTGCCATCCGTGGATCTCATTGCCGTTTTGATCGCCCTGAAAGCGAATGTAGTCGCCACCAGGCGAGGCCATATCCGGGTCGATCACGACTTGGTAATACTCTGCGGGGCGCATACCGGAAATAGGCGTGGCAGGGCCAAAGCAGACAATGGCCCGTGTTCGCCCTTTCAGCGTCAACAAATCCATTGTCACCGAGTCGCTCATACCTGCGCCTCAGTATTTTTGACCTTCTTCCCGCCAGCCTGAGAGGCCACCAGTTCTTCGAGCTTCGCAAGCCGTTCCTCCAACGCCTTTTTCTCGTTTTCGGACTTTTCCAGCGCAAGGCGCGTTTCGTCGCCCATGCGGTTACGCAGCGCAACACGGGCCTTTTCGCGCAGAGACACGCCGCCCATGCCGATTCCTTGAATCTGGCGGTCGGACGCGCCTGCAAGCTGCTCAACCGTCTGGAAGCGCATATACAGGAGTTCGCGGGCCATATCAGCGTTGCATTCGTCCCACTCTGAAATCTTCCAGCCGGGAATATCTTCTTCGCCTCCGATCAGACCCTCCGAAATCTGCCATGCCATCCACTGACGCGGGAAACGCTGTTTGTGCGCCTCTTGAACCGCCGTTTCGTAGATGGAAGTCTTGTCGCCAGGAACCATGATGCGGACGAACGGCTGCTTTGGCAGTTTCACTTCGACCTTGCGCTGCTGCTCCCTGCTTTTCTCCGCAGAGGCCCAAGCGTCAACAGGTTCGTTCCAGTAAAACTCCACATACAGTCCGCTGTCAGGGTTCTTCGCCCCGACAAATTCGGAATTGTTTAGATCAGATGCCATTGCCATTTTGTTTCCTCAAGTAGTTGAGAATTGGGCCAGTTGGGAACCGGCGAAGTCAGGCCCGTAAAAGTCCGCCAGTTGTTCTTCCCTTTCGGAATGCACTTCAAAACCTAGTTCGCTGGCGACATGCGGCAGCAGCCCATCGCCGTACACGACAATCTTTGCTCCACCATCGCGCAATGCGGGTGCGATCAATTTGAAGTCCTCGACCTGTACGGCAAGCCACGGGGTAGTCTTGAACCACTTTCCAAGGCAGTACACGTTCAAAGGTTGTTCCTCTACAACGCTGGTCTGGAAGTGCGAGGCATCCCCTTCGTAGGACGAATCCGCCCCGAAGATATGCATTTCTCTGTATCCCATCGCAGCCGCAATGAACATCCCGCGTACAACCGCAGCAGAACCGCCGTTGATAATCGGCTCCGGCTTGTTGTACTCGTCCAGCAAGTCAGGAAGGCACTCGTCACCTCCGGCGTGCCATACGGTCACATCGTATCCAGCAAAGCGATCAAACACTTCAGGATGGCACCGCGAGGCGAGTAAATACTCAACCCCTTTGGTCGGAGTGATAAATTTATTTACCACTTTGTCAGCATCCCAAACCATCCCGAAATCGGGCTTACGATTGTTGCGTACCAAAAAGTCATGGGCCGCATTACAAGCCAAGACATCCCCCTTGGTCTTGTGAAACTCCCGCCGCAGTGAAGGGCCGGAGCCGCAAATAGAAAGAACGCTTCCACCCTTCGTCAGCAATCGCTTGTTGAAGGTTTTGTACTCCGTGGAAAGCGTCCGAATGAGATTCGCCCGGATGTTTTCGGGTGTCTCGCAGATTTCGGTCGCCAATGACAGGGGCGCAAGCATATCGCCGCTATGTGCCCCCATCACCGGCCACGTCATCTTAGTTACCAGCCCCAACGCACTTCGGCCACGTCACGACAGCCAAGTACGTCGAAGCGACAGCGGTGGTGCTGGCCGTCAGGAGAGCGATGCCCGCCAGCGTGCCCGAGGACGCGGTGGTGGACAGCTTGCCAGAGGTCGTCGCCACATACAGCACGGCTTGCAGTGTCGAAGTAGCCGACACCTGAACCGTCATGGGCTGGCCGTTGATCGCCACCCAGCCGTACTCCAGATCGGCAAACGCGCACTGCGCAAAAGCCAATTCTGAGCCGGTAGCAGCAAGCGCAGCCGTTGCGCGGGTTCCGGTGCCGGAGGTCGTGATCGCAACCAGATCCCCGTTGGAAATCGCACCGTTCGCAAGGATGTAAACCCACTCGCCACCGTTGTTAGCCGGAATGCGGCTCAGGGGGGCGAACTGCGGAGAGGTTCCATCCGTAGTCGTGAAGCGGGCACCAATGGTGCCAGTTGTCGGAAATGACATGATGTTTTCTCCTTAAGCCTTGAGAACGCCCTGGAGGAAACTGTTGGAGCAGGTAAGGTTTCCCGCCCACCCGATCAGTTTCACCACAGCATCCTGGTTGACAGCCTGACGGTCGCCGCCGATGGCCGTGAAATGGCGGTCCTTGTGCGGACGCATGAACATGTACTTCGTGTTCAGGAACCACATGTGGGAAGCCGTCGCACCCGTCCAGTTGCCGATGGAGTCACCGCCCGTGTACGCACCGCCGTCCAGCACAACGTCAGCCGACTGACCGCCACCGTAAAACTTCAGGGAGGCAAAGCCAGAACCGGCATCGCCGCTGCCGTCATCCGAGGTAACGCGCTGGATGGCTTGCAGGGCATTGACGTAATACTGGTAGTAGGTGTTATCAGCGACGATCAGGTCGGTCTTGTCCGAGCCGCGCACCAACTGAATCGCCAGCGCAGTCATGTAGGCGATGATGTTCGCCGCCGACACTGCCGCACCGCCGTTGGTCACGCCAGAGTAGGACTTCGACTGCCAGAACGAGAACGCCGAGCGCGAAATGCCGCCATACGTCCCACTGGTCGCCGTATCCGGCACCGCAGCACCCAGACCCGTCAGGTTCTTGCCGCCGTTTCCGGTGCCGTCACCATACACGTCCGATCCGATGCGGTTGAGCAGTTGCCCTTCCGCGACTTCGATGCGGCCTTCCATCAGGTCGATGAACGCTTCTTCGCCCGAGTTTTGCAGCATTTCCAGACCGCTCATCGTCACCGCTGCCGCGTACTGGGCAATGGAGAACTGCGCGGCGCTGATCGGGGAGTTCTGCGCGATGTTGATAATCTCGAAGCCGCTATACGAGTTAACGTTCGCGGTGGACGAGTCGTTGTAGGCGATTTCTTGCAGGATCACGTTTCCGCCGCTGAACGGCTTGACGTTCCCACGCTTATCCAGCCTACGGATGAGCGCGTTGTTGTTGGTGAAGTTATCCGCCAGGGCACGCGAACGCGATTGGATCGTCGTTGCGATGATGTCGGTAACTGCACTGTTGGCGAAGGCCATTTGTCAGTTCCTTTTCACGATTGATTAGACTCTTGCGCCGCCCATGACGGAGCGTGTTGCCTCAGTCAGAGCCTCGCGCACGCTTTGTTTGCCTGACGATACCGCCACCTGTGCCGGTGTTGCCGACCGGGGGGAAATCGTATTGGCCCGTGCCACCTGTGCCGTTTTCTGCGCTACCGCTGCACGCTGGGCCTGTTCCGCTTGCGTCTGCTGTTGTTGCAGTGCTTGCGTCAGGAAAGCGTGTTCGGGCGCTTGAAGGGCTTGCTGGTAGGCATCGTCAAGGTCAGTCGCTGCGTTCGTCTCAAGGAGTTGAGCCATCGTTGCTCTGACGTACTGAAAAGCCGGGTAATTCTGTGTGTCGCGCTCCATCGACGTTACGGTCTGTTTGACCTCGCGTTGAGTGAGCGCCTGTTCTACAAGTGCGTTGATGTCCGGTGCCTGCTGCTGTTGGGGAGCCTGCGCCGGAGCCGATTGGAAATATTGTTGTTGCGCTGCGGGATCGTACAGAGCCTGCAACGGGATGCCGTAGTCTTGGAGCAGCCGCGAAAACTGCTGCACTTTTTCTTGCGGGGAGCCAAGCGCAAGGGCGCGGTGGGCACTCAACAGGCGGTGCACCATCTGCGGAGCCTGGATGCCGTGTTTCTCCATGTCCTGCTGGAAGGGCGCTATGGCCTCTAGGAGCGGCTTGGCGCGTTCCGCCTCCTGTTTATAGGTACTGACCCCACCCGCGAACTGCTGTTCGCGCTGAACGTTGTATTCGGCCACCTGACGGGCTTCCTGCGCGGTCAAAGGCTGGTTCTGAGCCATTTTGTCCCACAGGGGCCACATTTCCTTCTTCCAGCTTGAGGGGCGCGGCAGGGGCGCAATGGCGGGTTCGGCGGGCGCAGGAGTCTGTTGAGCCGCGATGGCGGGGGAACCAGCGTCCGGCGTGGACTCCTGCGCTGCCGAATCCTTTGAAGCTTTTCCGGGGAGCAGTTTCCCGTCAGGGGCGCGAGAACGACCCGCCGTTCTACCGGCCTTGGCAGGCTCATTGGATGAGCCACCCCCAATGTCGGTTTCTACAGGCGCAGCAGTTTCTGCCGCAGGAGCAGCCGTTTCCGGCTCTGCTTCTGAGTGCTGGGCAATGCTTTGGGTCAGGGCTTCACGCAGGGTAGCCTGCGCTTCTTCTTGTGCCATTGTCGTTCTCCATGAGAGCCGTTAGGCCCGTAATCGGATTGCGCTGCCATCCCGGCAGTGCTGTTCCGCCTATTTGCGTCTGTACTGCTCCTTTACGCGCTGCATACTTTCCACCAGATCACGTTTTACACCTTGCGGCTTGTAATTGCCATAAGGCTTCAAATGATGCTGCTGGTCGCCAACTTCGATCAGCCTGTGCTGCTTCAGGTGCGCCTTATGCTCTGCGCGGCCCATAATCATTGAACCGTCTACCATCGACTGATACGGCTCAATGTCGCCAATTACCATTGACGGCGACACGATGATCCGCTGCATCGGCTTGTCGTGGCATTGCGGCAGATCCTCGTCGCGCCGGTCAATGGAACGGATAATGTCCTCAGTCTTGAGGCATGTTCCGCACTGGGTCGTATAAACAGGCATCAGATAATCCCCGCCCAGGCACCGCCTGACTTGAAGTAAATGTGAGTCGCCACCCCGCCGTCCGACCGGAAGTAGTAATTCCCGTTTGACCCAAGCCCAGCACCCGGCGCTCCCGCTCCGTACAGCAATGCCGCCGTAGTGCCTGCCGAAGCAGACTTCACCACGGCCCCTGCAATGAGCGTGTAGAGGTCGCCCTGAGTGGTGTCTACCACCAAAGGCGTACCCGGCGATGGCGCTCCAATCCCCTCAAACGCAGAGGCTGCGGGAACTCCGGCAGATGAGCGTACTTCAGCCATTTAGGCGGACTTGGTGATCGCCCAGAGACTTGCAGCGCCGCCGACAACGCAGGTGTACTCAATGGTCGAGAACAGCGTTTGCGTGGTTTCGGTGCCGACCACTGCAAGGCCAAAGCTGGTGCCGGGGATCTGGATCGCACCGCCACTCGGGGGCCACACTTTGATCGAGGCGTTAGTGTCGTTGATGACCATCACCGAGCCGCCAGCCCCGCAGTTCGGGAGGCGCACGCCATCCGAGCCGGTCACGCGGTTAATGCCCGCAGCCAGTTCGGTTGCAGTGGCAAGGGACGATGACGAGGTTGCAGTGACGGCGGCGACAGTGCCGTTGCAGGCGACTGCTGCCGTGCCAGCCGACATTCCTGCACGGGTAAGTTCTACGGGCAAAGTCATTTTGATTCTCCTTAATGCAGTTGAGTTGCGATAAATATAACGAATTGCTCGTCTTCTTCCATCTGCTTCAAGCGCAGATCAATTGCATCCGGTTCTGTAGGAACGATGCCCTTACTTTTCTGTACTGGTACTCTTGGCGCAGGCCGTGCAACAACTGGCGGCGGCTCAACCTTTGGCTCCTCGACCGGCTTCGGAAACACAACGCCGAGCGCCTCGTCAAGCGCAGCACGCCGAGCCTGTTTGTCTGCTTTTGACTTGCCTGCCGTTTCGTCGCCATATTTAGCATCCTTCTTGCGCTTCCATTTACCGCCATCGTGCGTGTCGGAATTTTGCGTTCCCAACATGCCGAGATTCATCATCAGAGGCAGCAGCATCAGACCATCCCTCCAGGCGGTTGTTCAGGGACAATCCAAAGGCATGATTGTTCATCTAGCCCTGTTGCGTTATCCGGCCTCGGCGGGATGAACGCATCGCGCACAGAGTCGTAGGTGTAGCCGATCCCTGCGTAGTTTTTACGGAATGGGGTGCCGCCAAGAACATGAACCCCGCCGTGCGTGTTGTAGCTGCTTTGCAACCACTTACCGGGCAGTGTGTCGATAAAGTCCTGCTCCGCGACAATGACGCGCAGAACGACTCCATCAGCGTCTATTTCAGCGAAATGGCTCATTGGAATTGATACGCCACAATCACCACACCAGAACCTCCAGCGCCGCCCGTATTCCCACTCGTAGCGCCACCGCCACCGCCGCCAGTGTTCGCCGTTCCAGCGCCGCCAGTGCCGGTTGTCTTTCCATCACCGCCACCACCCAGCCCACCAGTTCCAGCAGTGCCACCCGCAGAAAAGTTAGAACCGCCACCGCCACCCGCATAGGTCACGGATGCGCCGGTAATCGAACTCGCAAGCCCTACCCCACCGTTTCCAGAGGTCGAAATCTTGTTGCCGTTCTGCCCGACCGCACCAGCGCCACCGCCACCGCCCGACGTAAACGGAGAGGGAGCCGCAGAACCGCCGTTTGTTCCACCGTCGTTGCCTTGTCCAGCCGTACCAGTGCCGCCGTTTCGGTTGCTGACGTTATCCGGCCCGCCACCACCACCAGAGCCACCGTTACCGCCTGCGACTCCGTTCTTCGCGCCAAAACCACCGCCGACCGATGTGATCGTGTCGAATACCGAGTTCGATCCAGCCGTGCCGTTTGACACGTTGTCTACGCCACCAGGCCCACCACCGCCGACAGTTACTGTGTATGAATTTACAGTGACCGCGTAGTTGTAGGTTCCAGAGTCGCGCATACCACCCGCGCCCGCGCCAGAGCCTGAACCACCGCCGCCGCCAGCTACAACCAGATACCAGACGTTACCGCTGCCGCTCGTTACGACAAAATTGTCGCTCGTCGTAAACGTGTGAATCTTGAAGTTCCCGTTTGTCGTAATTGTCCCACCAGTCGCAACAATAAAATTGCTGGCCGCTGGATCAATTGCAGGACTACGAGAAAAGGTTAAAGGAAACATCAGCTAAAGTTCCCAACTCCAATTGCGGACACGCTTGCTCCTGTCGTGACTTTCCATGCCCCGGATGTGCTGATAGCACCAATCGGAACCATAAACGGCACAAGGTTT